AAAACCGCTGTTACAAAGAAGAAAAACCTAACAGCAAAAGAAAAAGCAAGGCGTAAGTCATTTTGTGCACGAAGCGCCGGACAGATGAAAAAGTTTCCAAAGGCGGCTAAAAACCCAAACAGTCGCTTACGGCAGGCAAGGAGAAGATGGCGATGTTAATCAAGCAAGCATTAGTTGGTAGTATTACCACGCTATCTTTGGGTGCGATTACTTGGATGACCGTGACTCTTATTAGTGTTGATAAGCGCACAGCCGTGATGTCTGTCAAGATTGAACAAAACAATGAAATGTTAAAACCCTTATGGGAAGACTTTATTAAAAGGAGTGCAAGATATGAGCAGGCCGCAATCAAGAAGTAAAGTAAATTTAGGACGAGGTGCGTGTCCTGTAGTAAAAATGGCTAAGGGTGGTGTTGTCAAAATGAAAAAGGGCGGTAAGATTTGTCCTGAAGGTAAGGCATGGGCAAAGCGTACCTTCGATACATATCCAAGCGCTTATGCAAATCTTGCTGCAAGTAAATACTGTAAAGATCCTAATTACGCAAAAGGCGCAAAAGGTAAAAAGAAAAAGAAGAAAGCATAATGGGCGAACTTAAAAAATGGCTAAAGCAAGACTGGGTTCGTATTGGAACGGACGGTAAGATCAAGGGTAAGTGCGGTACATCTAAAGATAAGAAAAACCCTGATAGATGTTTGCCTCGTAGTAAAGCGCAGTCCTTAACTAAATCACAGCGTGCTGCTACAGCTAAAAAGAAAAAACGTGCAGGCGCAAAAGGAAAAACAGTAGTAAAAAATACAAAACCTGCTACAGTTAATCTTGGTAACGGCGGTTTTGTAAGAGGAAGACGATATGTCAAAAAGTAGGCAAGCACAATTACTCTCTTTAATAGAAGAGGGCAATGAAGAAGCAAAAGCAGATTTATTTAAAGAGTTTCCGGGTCTTTATAATAAGATGTTTGGTTTTGACCCTCAAGATGAAGATCCAACAATAGAGATCGACCAGAGTTTTGAAACTGGTGGGGTTGCAAAAGGTGCAGCAAAAGGTAAACGCTTTATTGCACGCGGCTGTGGGGCAGTTATGTCAGACAGACGTAAAAAAACTTTGTATACTTAGGAGAAACTTATGAGAAAAAAGAAGACATATGCAATGAAAAGAGGCGGTGGTGTTAAGCCTCGCATGATGAAAAAAGGTGGTAATGTCAAACCCCGCATGATGAAAAAAGGCGGTAATGTTAAGCCTCGTATGATGAAAAAGGGTGGCAACGTTAAAAGGTTTAAACCCGGTGGAATGGTAACTAAGGGCGGTGCAGCCAAGAAAACAATGACAATTGCACAACTACGGGCCGAAGCTAAGAAAAAAGGAATGAAGTTAGTAAAGGATACTAAAAAGGCCTAAATTTGCCGTATTTACAAAGTAACATCCCGCATTTTAAATGTTGGGTGCGTAGAGAATATACACACAACCATGAAAAATATCATGGTGAGTTTTTACACGCGATGGCTATTGCTGTCACGACAATGCCTAATAGGTGTTTGTCTTTTCAAGTAATATTTACTGGGTGTGAAAATGATGACGATGAGCCTAATGTGCATGGTGGCGCTATGTGGGCTCGTATGCCTATTACTGCTTTAGTTGGTGACTTTGACTTTGAGGGTTGGCCAGACCCTATGGAGACATATTTAGCACAGCCTTGGGATTGTGCTTCACATTACCACGCTGTGTATACCTTAAACAGAGCAACGCCTTGTCCGTGGATGGCAAAGATAGGTAGTGAATTTTATCCTGCTAAATACCATTTTACCGTAGATTATACAGAGAGTGAGATAGCCGATGACCCCGCACAGCATAAGCAAAGTCACGTTCTTACCTTATTAGATGCCGGCGACTATACAGGTAATATTGTAGCCTTGCCAAACAACCGTGTTCGTGTTACTCATCCGGCATGGTTTGAGACTGGCGATGGCCCTCCAGACTTTAAACCATCGCAACATATACATTACTCAAAGTCTGATTTAGATTATGTGTTGGACGTAAACCAAATTTTTGATAATATGTACGCAAACAAGGATGAGTAAATGGCCGTATCAGATAGCACAGACTTTGAACTCGACGTTGCGGAGTACATCGAAGAGGCGTTTGAACGTTGTGGTTTAGAGGTCAGAACGGGTTACGATCTTAAATCGGCCAAGCGTTCTCTTAACTTGATGTTAGCAGAATGGGCTAATCGCGGTTTAAATCAGTGGACTATAACACAAACCACACAAGCACTTACCTCTGGAACAGCAACATATAATCTTAATACAAATGTGATTGATATCTTATCTGTTGTAGTACGACGCAGCAGTACAGATTTTGCTATGGAGCGAATAAGCAGGTCTACATATTTAGGCATACCAACAAAAAGCACCACAGGACGCCCTAATCAATTCTTTTTGGACAGACAGATTACTCCTGTATTGAAAATATGGCCTACTCCAGAAAACAGCACGGACACTATTATATTTGATGCACTCACTCGTATGGACGATGCAGACACGTTTATAAATACTATGGATATGCCTTTTCGGTTTTTCCCATGTTTGGCAGCAGGTCTTGCTTACTATATAAGTATGAAAAGAGCGCCTAATAGAACACAGATGCTAAAAGCAGTATACGAAGAGGAGTTTCAACGCGCGATGACTGAGGACAGAGATAGGGCTTCTTTTAATGTTGTGCCTCAGTATGAATATTTTAGGAGTTCCTGATGGCTCGATTTGCACAAGGTAAACACGCTTACGCTATATCAGACAGGTCAGGGTTTCGTTATAAATATAAAGATATGCGCAAAGAGTGGAATGGTTCTCTTGTTGGTAAAGATGAATTTGAAGCAAAGCAACCACAGCTTGAGCCTTTTCCCACTGTAGTCGATGCCTTGGCATTAAAAGACGCTAGACCAGATAGAACAGAGCCACAGACTGTTACAGTTGGTCCCGGTGGTTTTCCAGACAGGGGTGTTGCTATACGCGCCATTGCATCTGTGGGAGAGGTTACGGTGACAACATGAGCTTTACATTTGCTACACTAAAAACAGCGATACAAGATTATTCTGAAAATACAGAGACTACATTTACCAATAATCTATCTAATTTTATAAAGATTGCAGAGGAGCGCATACTTAAAAACGTTCAGCTTAGTATATTTAGAAAAAACGCCACAGCCGCTTTTACATCAAGTAATGAGTTTCTAGCGTGTCCTAACGATTTTCTTACACCATTTTCTTTAAGTTTCACGGACGCAAGTAGTAATAAAGTATTTCTTGATTATAAAGATGTAAATTTTATACAAACGTTTACGCCAAACTCTTCAACCACAGGATCGCCACGTTTTTATGCCTTATTTGATACCGATAACTTTATTGTGGCACCCACGCCTAGCAGCAGCTTTGCAGTAGAGTTGCATTATTACTACAGGCCAAATAGTCTTACCGCAGGGGCTGATTCTGGTGAAACATGGTTAAGCACTAATGCACCTAATGCTTTGTTGTATGGAAGTTTAATGGAAGCTTACACATTTATGAAAGGTGAGCCCGATGTTATGCAGAATTATGCACAAAGGTTTACGGAAGCAGTGCAATCGCTTAAACTGTATGGAGAGGCAAAAGAGGTTAGTGATTATTATAGAACAGGCATGGTTATGAGGGATAAACAATAATGTTGATGGAATTACCAAAAACACCAATAGTAGATATACAAACCACGAACAACAGAGGCTTCACTCCAGAGGAAGTGGCGTCTCGTTGTGTGGACAAAATTGTAGAGGTTGGAGATAACGCTGCCCCTGAGATTAGAGATCAGGCTCATGCCTTTAAAGCGCATTTAGAAAAAGTAATTACATTTTATATGAAAGAAGCAATAAAATCAGATAGAACTACTGTTTGCAACGCGATTAAAAATGCAGGACATGAAAAGCTTGCAGAAATGATAAGGAGATTATAATGGCGATATCACAGGCAATGTGCACATCATTTAAGGTAGAGCTTCTACAAGGTGTTCACAACTTTACAAATAGTTCCGGTAATACTTTTAATATAGCACTGTACACCTCTAGTGCTAGTCTAGGAGCGGGGACTACAGCGTACACTACAAGTAATGAAGTGTCTGGTACAAATTATACTGCAAAAGGACAGGCGCTTACTAATGTAACGCCAACATCATCTAGCACAACAGCCTTGACAGATTTTACCGATGAAACGTTTAGTAACGTAACGCTTACAGCTAGAGGGGCTTTGATATTTAACGATAGTGCTTCTGGTGATCCGGCGGTGTGTGTTTTAGATTTTGGTTCGGATAAATCAGCCTCATCTGGTGATTTTACTATAGTTTTTCCTGCGGCTGACTCTAGTAATGCGATAATAAGGATAGCATAATGGCATTAAAGATTGCAGATAGAGTACGAGAAACAACAACTACCACCGGAACTGGAACTATAAACCTTGGCGGGGCTGTAACTAATTTTGAGACTTTTGCGGCGAATCTCTCTAATTCGGACACAACATACTATGCGATAGTTGATAATACTAATGGTGACTTTGAAGTTGGGTTAGGCACCTTTGCAACGGGCTCACCAAACACTCTTGCTAGAACAACTCCTATATCTAGCTCAAATAGTAATAGTGCTGTAAATTTTGGTGCGGGAACTAAAGACGTATTCATAACTACTCCGGCTTCTAAGATGGCTTTCTTAAATGCAAGTGGTTCATTAATATCTTCTGGTGGCACATCTCTTATGGAGGTTGCAAATGATACCACTCCTCAGTTAGGTGGCGACCTAGATGTAAACAGTAATGGGATTGTATCAACCTCAAATGGTAATATCGCTCTGACACCAAATGGAACAGGCGTGGTGAGAATAGACGGCAATGTTGATATTCAAAGCGGTACGATTGATCTTAAAAACTCAGGCTCACGGTCTAAAATAAACTTTTATTGTGAATCAGGTAACGCTCACGCACAAGCGTTACAGGCTGCCCCTCATTCAGAGAGTGCGTCTAACACGCTGACATTACCTAGCACAGGTGGTGACGTTGACTTAGTATCAACAGCCTCGACTGCCACGTTAACAAACAAAACCTTTGGCGATAATGTAAGTTTTAGTGACAATAATATCACAAACGTAGGCGATATAGCTGTAGACTCTATAAGTGCAGACGGCACAGATATAAATGTAGCTGTGTCCGACAACTCAGCTACAGCGTTCACAATAAAACAAGGATCAGATAATTATCTTGTAGTTGACACAGCTAATAGTAGTGAGTCTGTAGCGATAGGCACAGGTATATCAGGAACTGCCATATCCATAGGGCATACTACTTCAGAAACAACGGTGAACGATAATCTCACAGTAACAGGTAATCTTACAGTTAGTGGCACAACCACAACGGTGGATAGTACAACTATAAATGTTCAAAACACCTTAGTTTTTGAAGGGTCTACTGCTAACGATCACGAGTACCACACAGATCACATCAACACCAGAGGAGTTAAACTTACTTGATGGTGTATCAGGGTTAGTACAGGCTGATTTTACTAAACTTGCTGCGGTTGATGCTACGGCATCAGAATTAAATTTACTAGACGGAGGAACTTCTGTAGGTAGCTCTATAACCATAGCTGACAGTGACGGTATAATTGTTAATGATGGTGGTACAATGAAATCTGTCCCTGCTTCTGATGTTAAAACTTACGCATCAGGAGACTCAGCAAGTAAAGGCTTTGCCACAGCAATGGCGATAGCATTGTAAAGGAGAGGATATGGCACAGGATTTTGAACGAAATACAGCCAACGGTGTAGGCACAAGTGCCGTAACTTTACGAACAGCAAACTCAGATGACGCTATAGTTGGGATTATGGTAGCAAATGTAACCTCCTCGCA